AACAACTTAAAAAATAAAGAATTATGTATTTATCAAAAAAAACTTATAAGACAGTTACGGAATCTAACAAGGTTAAATTTATAGTAGCAAAATCATTAACAGAAGCTAGAATAATGATGTATCAATTAGTAGGTAGTGAAAATTTTACAATTAAAACAATATAGGAATTATGAACAAATTAATTAAAATACAAAGCGAGTTAAAAGCTCCAAAGAATCAAAGAAATAACTTTGGTAAGTATAATTACAGAAGTTGTGAAGATATATTAGAAGCGGTTAAACCATTACTTCTAAAGTATGAATGTAACCTAACTATTAGAGACGAAATACTAGAAGTAGGCGGTTTAGTATTCGTTAATTCAGAGTGCTACTTTTCAGATGGAGAAAACGAGTTACACGTATCCGCTCAAGCTGGTATTAATCCCGACCGTAAAGGAATGGATATAGCTCAATCATTCGGATCATCTTCTAGCTATGCAAGAAAGTACGCTTTAAACGGTTTATTTTTAATAGATGACACTAAAGATGCAGATGCAACTAACGAGCATAAGACAGAAGTTAAAAAGCCTAAAGTATTCACTCTAGCAGATATAGATAGAGCTATAACTTCAGGTAAGCAAAAGGATGCTTTAAAACTTATTGAAAGTGGAGATTATACAGCTACAAAAGAATTAATTGAAAAACTTAAAAAGTAATTATGGAAACACTAGAATATAAAGGGGTAGAGTTTGAAATAGACTACGAATACGACAAAGGACAAAAAGAAATATGTTATCCTACTGATGATGCTCAAGAAGGTATACCTGCTCATTGTATAATAAATGATATAGAATACAATGGAGTTAGTTTTTTAGATGTATTAGAAAATGACATTGAAGAAATAGAAGAAATACTTTTTAAACAATTAAACGATATATAATGATTGTATACAAAGAAATGGAGCAAAGGAGTAACGAATGGTTTAAACTAAGATTAGGAACTATTACGGGTACTAGATTAAAAGAAGTCTTTAAAAGTAATAACTTACCTTTAATAGATGAATTAATAGCAGAAGAGTTGACAGATATTACACCTCCTCCTATTTATGTTAACGATGCAATGCAAAGAGGTATAGACTTAGAGTCTGTAGCTATGGAGTTATACATTAAAGAAAAGTTTGTAGATGTAGAAACTCCTGCATTCGTTAGGCATTCAGATTTAGACTTTATAGGGTTTAGTCCTGATGGGTTAGTTAAGCAAGATGATATGTATGTAGGAGGTGTAGAAATTAAATGTCCTTCAAGTAAAAAACATATTGAGTACATTAGAATTAATAAGATACCTAACGAATATAAGTATCAAGTATTATCTTACTTTATTAATTGTGAAGATTTAGAATATGTAGACTTCATTAGTTATGATGATAGGGTAAAGATTAAGCCTTTGCATATTGTAAGAGTTACTAGGGATGAAATGCTAGTAGAATTACAAGATACTATTAAAGGTATTAATAAATTCAATGAAAAAAGAGCTAAGTATTTTAAACAAATTACTGAATAATGAAAATACTAAATTTATATGCTTGTTTAGGAGGTAATAGATACAAGTGGAACGAAGTAAAAGAAGATATTAAAGTGACTGCTGTTGAATTAGATCCCGAGCTTGCAAGATTATATCAAGAGCGTTTTCCAAATGATAATGTAATTGTAGCAGATGCTCATCAATACTTATTAGACCATTACAAAGAGTTTGATTTTATTTGGAGCTCTCCACCTTGTCCGAGTCATAGCAAAATTAATATAAGCCAATACACAAGAGAAAGTTGGACTCCTCATTTTCCTGATATGAAACTTTATGAGGAAATTATATTTTTAGATACTTATTACAAAGGAAAGTATGTTGTTGAAAATGTAATTCCATATTATGAGCCTTTAATAGCAGCCAAAAAAAGAGGGAGGCATTTATATTGGACTAACTTCAATTTACCTAACTTTCAGGAAAGGGATGCAAAGATTAGAGAATGGCAATTACCTCAATTAGAAAAACATCATAATATTGATTTAAGTGAATACAAAGGAAAACAAAACAAACGTAAAATAGGCAGGAATTTAGTAGACTATGAAGCAGGAAAAACTATCTTTGAAACTGCTTTAGGAATTATAAGAAAAAAAGATATTAAGCAAAGTAATTTATTCGATTAAAATGAACTTATTTAAACAAGTAACACTAGACAGAGCCAACAGGAAAAAAGATAAAAGCGTATCATTAACTTTTGTAACTGACTTAGAGCAATCTTCTGAAGACTTTATGGAAATAGATAAAGCCTTAGATACTGGAGGTATATTATACTATAAGCCTAACGGAGTATTAACTCAAGTAGAAGTAGATGAGATAGATAATACTGATATTGAGTTAGAAGGTAAAACTAAAAGTCAAAGGTTAAGAAATGTGTTATTTGTTTACAATAAGCAGAATGAATGTAAAGATTTTAAAGATTTCTATGCATTAGAGATGGAGAAGATAATAGAACATTATAAGAGTAAGTTAAAGGATGAATAACTATGAATGTATTAGAATTATTTGCAGGATCAAGAAGTATAGGAAAAGAAGCAGAAGCACAAGGGCATAATGTTTTTAGTGTAGACGTAAAAGATTTTGATAATATAGATTTAGTTAAAGATATAGAGTTTTTAACATCTAAAGACATTCCTTTTATACCTGATGTTATTTGGGCTTCTCCACCTTGCACCACTTATTCAATAGCAGCCATTTATACACATAGAGATAATGGAAAACCAAAAACAGATTTTGCAGCTAAAAGCGATAGACTTGTTTTAAATGTATTGAAATTAATTAAAGAATATAATTGCACTTATTTTATAGAGAATCCAAGAGGCTATTTACGTAAGATGCCTTTTATGTTAGGTATTCCAAAAGTTACAGTATGGTATTGTACTTATGGAGACACTAGGGCAAAGCCTACGGACATATGGAGTAATCATATCTATAACTTATTTAATCCTAATGGATGGATTCCTAAACCTATGTGTTTTAATGGTAATGTTAATTGTCATCATGAAGCAGCTCCTAGAGGGAGTAAAACAGGAACGCAAGGATTAAAGAATAATTATGAGCGATCTAAAATACCTAATCAATTATGTAAAGAGATTATTCAATCATTAGAAAATAAATTAAAATAAATATTTGCTAATAGTTGTTTGGTAAATATATTATAACGACATTTGAAAAAGAATAAAAACCCATTAACTTAATCAGGTTTTAAAATCGCATCTTATAAGTAGTTTGATTGGGTATCTACTTTTGATGTTTAAAAACAACTATGAAACAGCACAACATATTCGGAGGAATAGACAATATAGATTCTACTGGAGAGATAATAAAAGAAAAAACAACTATGAACAACACAAATAACTTATTTTGCTATACTGCTGCTATTGGTTTTATATTAGATCAAGCAGACAAGATAACAGGAAGTAAGATATACTTTCAAGAGGTTAAGCAATATGGTAATAGATTTTTAAAAGAGATAGAAAAGCACGAGAATGAATTTGCTAATTATGTAGATGCAGATGTTATGAGTGAAAGCTATCAGATATTCGAAAATGTATTATCTTTAAGTCTTACAATAGATGAAAAAAAGAAGAAGTCTTTTGAGAGAGAAATGAATCAATTAGTAAATAAATATAAATAGATAAATTATGGAAAATGAAAAGAAGTATGTAGGTAGTGGTAAAAGCTCAAATGAGTTCTTTACAAACATTACAATCGAGTTAACTAATGAAGACCTAAAGAAAGGTATTTATGACTTTAACGGTAAGAAGTATGTTAATTTAACAGTAGGTAAAAAGCGTGAAGCAGACCAATATGGTAAGACTCATTACGTATGTTTAAATGAATATAAGCCTGAAGAAAAAGCAGAAGTAAAAGAAGAAGATCCTTCTGCTTTACCATTTTAAATAAGTTAAACAATTAAATAATAAGCTATGAAAAAGACAGTAATAATATACTTTGCAGGTGTTGTTTTAAGTTGGGGGATGGGTGTTAACTATTTAAAAATCAGCCGTAATAGACCTTTAATTTATAGAGATATAGCTTTTGCTTCTGGAATGTCTATTTTATCATGGATTAATGTAGCTGCTCTTTCTATATTACATTTAGGGGAGTTAGATATATGGGATAAAGAAGTTAAATTAAACTAAATAAAACAATAGATATTAAATAATTATTGTATCTTTGTAATAGTTACTTCATCTCACTTTAAGAGTAGCTAAGAAATTAAAACATTAAGCCTTTTGGTGGATTCCTTGTGAGATGGGATGAAATTGAAAGGCTTTTTTATGTTAAAAATTAAATTAAATTATTATGAAGATTACATTTGAAAGAAACAAAGGTTATTTAAATTATGAAAGTTTAGAGTTAGATTACGAAAATGGGGATGATGAGTTTCTTTTAACCGCTTCACATATTTGTGATGACACATTTACAACTAAAGTAGGCGAAACAACAAGTACATGTATAGTTTTAGACAAAAATACACTGTCTAATCTTATAGGTCAGCTATTACATATTCAATCTAAAATGAAAAAGTAATGGAAAAGCCAACTAAAAGAAAAGCATTTAATTTCTTAAGAAGTTATTTTGATGTGCTAAATGAGTTAGAAAAGAAGTCTGATAAACTTGATTTTCTAATGTCAATTATTAATAAACAGTTCTTAGATGAAGACCCTAAAGAGTTAAATTTTATTGTTAACCTATCTTATCAATCTCAAAAACACGCAATAGAAACAAGTGTAAAAGGGTATGAGCAAAAAACAGGAAATAAACTTAAAAACGATGAATTGACAGAGTTGAAAGGGGGTACGCAAGGGGGTACGCAAGGGGCTTCGGTACAAGAGAAAGAAGAAGAGAAAGAAGAAGAGAAAGAAGAATACACTATAAACGATATTAGAAAAGAGAAAGAAACCATAACAGCTTTAATGAGTGTTTTAAATATAAATAAACTTAAACTATCTAATTACTTCAATGAGTTTTCTATTCAATACCTAACAGGTAAATTTACTCATACTGAATACAAAGATAAACTTACTCACTTTATAAACTATGTTAAAAAACAAGAAAAGGATATACAAAAAGAAAACGCTCCAGAGATAGGTATAAACGGTAAGTATTTAGGACAAGCACCAAAACCTTTAACTTAGAAGCTATGAAAAGTATAGAAACATTAATAGCTTTTAAAAACGGAGAAATACCTACAGGTTTAGGAATAGACTTACCTAGTGTAGACCAATACCTAGTCTATAAGCCTAATAGATTTTGCTGTATAGTTGGACGTCCTAACATTGGTAAAACCTTTTTTCAATTATGGTATTTCCTTTGTCTATCTAAAAAGCATGGTTTGAAATGGGCAATATATTCTATTGAGAATGAAGTATGGGTATTAAAAATGTTCTTAGTTGAATTTTTAGCAGGTAAGAATGTAAAAGACGTTAACGAAGCAGATTTATATAATTTTGATAGCTGGATAAATGAACATTTTACATTTATGGAACAAAAAAGCTATACTATTGAAGAGTTATTAAATGAAGCAAAGAAGTTAAAAATAGATGGTTTGTTTATTGATCCTTACAACGCTTTGAATAAAGGAGGAGGAAACGGGCATGATATAGACTATGCAGCTATAAGACTTATTCAAGATTATAAGCATAATTTTGGGAGTGTTTATATAAATCATCATCCAATAACAGCAAGTCAAAGAAGAATAATAGCAGATAAGAATAGTGAATACTTTGGTTATCCTGATTATATGAAGTATTATGATGTAGAAGGTGGTGGTAAATGGTTTAATGCTTGTGATAGTTGGGTAAGTTTACATAGATTTACTTCACACCCTCATAACTGGATGTTAACAAGTGTTATTGTAGAAAAGGAAAAGGTAACGCAAACGGGCGGTAATGTAACTCCTCACGATTGCTATGTATTAGCAGAATATAATCATCATAGATTTAAGATAGTAGGAGTAGACCCTTTAGAAGATTCAAAGAATTTAGATTTTGATAATGCAGAAGAATTAGTATTTTAAATTAAATATAGAATTATGAAACACGATAACTACTGGAAACACTCAATACTTATAAAATTAAATAGTATGAAAGTTGTTTTACAAGATGAATTAAAAGAACTTGAAAACATGAGAAAGGGAATTAACGACACTCAAAGGGCTAAACTTGAAAAAAGAATAGCAATAAGAAAGGTTATGATAGAAACTTTATGTAATATTGAGTTAGATTTAAGAGAAGAATTATGAAAAGGATAAGTAATAAAAAAAGAAAGTTAAATTATATTAGAGAAAAAAACTATTATAGATTAGGAGGTATTGGTGTTGATTATTTTAAAATGTCAAAAGAAATGTTTTCAGATATTGACTTTACAGAAAAACAAATAATAAGAAGTATAGACGACTCATTAAAAAGAATGTCTAAAAAATATAAATTAACTTTTGGTAGTAATCCGTTATGGATAGAAAGCGGATTAGATGGTAATGATTTTTTAAGAGAACTAACTACAATTAAGTTTAAATTTAAAGCTGTATTATGATAGCTAACAACATAAGTACTGAAAACTTTGAAAATCATCATTACTCTTCTGCTTTACTTAGAATGATCAAGGGCTTAGAAGATATGATTATTAACGCCCCTAACAACGCAAAAAAAGAAATGTTAACCAATGTACTGCAATATAGTAAAGAGGTTGCCACACGCATTAAAAACAACGTCAATAGCGTTAATTATTTATTGGTAGCTAATCACGAATTAGAAGTAGAGATACAAAGCCATAAATTACAGGCTATAAAGGATAAATTAAGGATAAAGATTTTAGAGGCTCATTTAAAAGCAGCTTTACCAATGGAAGAGTTTAACGGAAAATTAAAACAATTAAAATAAGAGATATGACACAAGAACAACTAGAAGAAAGAAGAGAATTTAAAGCAATTATTACAAGCCTAGAAGCTAAAGTAGTGAGAAGAGATAAGAAGATAGAAGATAATCAAAGATTAATAGATAGATTACAAGCTACTATTAACGATATGGTAGAAGATAAAAGGAAGGATCAAAACAAAATAGAGGTATTGATGAAGCAAAAATATGATATTGATAAGGAGATGTTAACACAGTAATGAAGAAATATAAAAAATATGTAGGTTTAGAAGCTGACTTTCAGACATCATGTGCTATTTACTTAGATTCATTAGATGTATTATGGTTTCATTGCCCAAACGAGATTAAGGCTAAACCACATTATCTAGCTAAGAGAAGAAGACAAGGCGTTAAAAGTGGTGTGCCTGATATTTGTATATTAGAGCCTAATAAACTTTATAACGGATTGTTTATAGAATTAAAGGTAGGATATAATAAAGCGTCAGATAATCAAAATGAATGGCTATTACATCTACAGAAAAGAGGTTATAAAACTTTAATTACTCATTCGTTTGATGAATTTATAGATGTAGTAGATGACTACTTTAAAAAGGATATAGAAAAATAATATAATATAATATTTGCTTTGTAAGATTTAATTGTTTTATATTGCATAGAATTAAAAAAGGAATTATGAAAAAGAATTTTAAACTAACGGATGAATTTAAAATAGTATTTGGAATAAAGCTATTTAGAATTGAATGTACTACAACTTTCTCTAAAGCAAATAAAGGAGATAAAGGAGGATTTATAGAGAAGGAAAGTAATTTGTCTGGTGATGCTTGGGTGTATGGTGATGCTAGGGTGTATGGTGATGCTGAGGTGTATGGTGATGCTTGGGTGTATGGTAATGCTGAGGTGTATGGTGATGCTGAGGTGTATGGTGATGCTAGGGTGTATGGTAATGCTGAGGTGTATGGTGATGCTGAGGTGTATGGTGATGCTAGGGTGTATGGTGATGCTGAGGTGTATGGTGATGCTGAGGTGTATGGTAATGCTAGGGTGTATGGTAAAATGAAATGCACAAAACTAGCTTTTACCCTTAACTTTGCACATAATTTAACTTTATCTGATAATCATATATCTTACGGATGTGAGATTAAAACTGTTTTAGAATGGTCTAAATGGTTAAAATCTAGTAAAGAGTTTGATACTAAAAGAAGTGATAATAAATTTAAGTTAATAAAAATGTCGTTAGAATTAGCTATCGAACAACATAATCAAAGTAAATAAGAACATGAAGAAACTAAAAATTAACGAAGCTATACAAGTATTCAAGAAAAACAATCCTAATGTTAAAATGGATAAAACTGTATTAGCTGAAAAGATAGATTTTAAAAGCTATACTACTAAGTCAATAGCTCAGTTACTAAGTGCTGCTATTAATGGAAGGGATAAGAATGTACCTTTTGAGATTATAAGACAAACAGCGGATATATTAGGGGTTAGTTTAGACTATTT